GCATCGGCAAGCGCGCCCTGCAGGCTTGCGCCTTGCGCTGCGCTTTCCATGTCCTTGAGCCTCTGCTCGGCAGGGGTCAGCGCGTCGAAGGTCGCAGACAGCGCCGCCTGCGCGTTTCGCTGCTGGATGGAGAACGCGCGGAACGCAGCGCGCGATGACTTCTCAAACGCCTTCATCGCGGCGTCGAACCCGACTGCGGTTGCGGTGCCGAGCTCGACCACCGCCCCGGATGCGTCCACGCCGATCTGCTTGAACGTGCCCTCGAAGTTGGTGCGGATGCTCGCCAGGTTGGTCGTCATCGTCTGCTCGATGCTTGCCATGTCGCCGGCGAGGCGCTGGTCAATGGCGGCGAACGATCCAGAGAACTCGCGCTCGATGGCCTTGATGCGCTTGCCTGCGTCCTCGTCGAACTTGGCAAGGCCCATCGCCGTGTAGGCATCTGCGGCCTGCTGGAAGATCGGCGCCATCTTGTCCATCTGGCCCTGGCGCCACTGAGAGCGTGCAGCCTTGACGCGCTTGGCGTAGTCCTTGCTCGACTCGCCCTTCTTGCGCTTCGGAGCGACGAACCCGCCCTTGGCGAACCCGCCCCCGGTCTTTCGCAGCGCGTCGCGGATGTTCATGCCGCTGCTGACCAGCGCCTGCTGGCGCTTGGTCAGCACGACCTCGCCTGCGGTCAGCATCGCCGGGACACGGTCGGTGCCACCCGGGCCGCGCACCGTCCCGCCACCTGCGAAGCCGACCATCCCGCCGAAGTTGAACCCCTGCTTGATGGCCTTGACCGTGACGCTGAACACCTTGCCGTTGAGGTTCCCGAGCGCCGTGCGGATGGTGTCCACGGCCAGTGTTGCCTGGCTGGTGTCGGCGGTGATCTTGGGGTCGGCCTTGGTGCCGTCAAGCTTCTTGAGCTCGGTGCGGGTGCGGTTGATGTTGCGGTTGACCACATCAAGCGCCGCGGCCTTTTCCTGGTCGGTCATCGACGACTTCTTGACCGCATCGCGCGTGGCGATCTGCTGCTTGACGACCTCCTTGAGCCGCGAGGCGCGGCGGGCTTCGACCAAGTTGGCGTTGGCGGTCGCATCGGCAAGCTCTGCCTGCGCCTTTGACCGGGCCTCGTCGCTCTTGCCCATGAGCGCGTTGGCGCTGGTCATCTGCTTGGCGCGGTCCAGGCGCTCGCGTGCGGCGTCTGACTCCTTCTTGATGTTGTCCGTGAGCTTCGCCGCGCCGTCCACGGCCTTGCGCACCGCTTCGGTGTTCTGGCCGGTGGCGGTCGTGGCTGCGACGTTGGCCTGAGCGGCGGCGAGGCGCAGGCCGCTGATGCGCTCCAGGTACTGCGCGTCGGTCTCCTGCGGGCCCTTGCCTGCAGCGACCGCGTCGATGTACGCCTGCACCGCAGCGGTGTGCTTCTGGCGCGCCTGCGTCGCTGCGGCGTTTGAGGTGTTGAGCTCACCGACCGCTGCCACTTGCGCGCGGTAGTCGGTGTTGACCTGGCGCACCGCCTGCGCGTAGGTGTTTGACGACTCAGTCAGGCCCTGCATGGCGCGTTGGTTGTGGTCAAGCTCGTTGCGGAACATGAACAGCGCGCCGACGCCCAAGCCGACCGCGGCGACCGTCAGGCCGAGCGGGTTTGCCAGCAGCGGCATGGCCGCGCCGAGCATCCCCACCTTGCTGGCTGCTCCTCCTGCGGCAGCGCCCATCGCTGCGGTTCCAGCAGATGCGGCACCCATGCCTGCCATTGCGATCTTGATCCCACCGATGGCGCCGGCGACCTTGCCGCCCATCCACAAGATCGGGCCCAGGGCAGCGACGAACGCTCCGATGACCGCCACTGCGCTCTTGACCGGCCCGGGCAGCGATGTGAAAGCGCCGACGACCTTGCTGATGCCAGCGGCGATGGCGCTCACCACCGGCGCAATGGAGCCGCCGAGCTCGATCAGCGACGCCTGCAGCGCCGCCATTGCCTGCTCCATCTTGAACTGCGCGGTGTCGGCTGCCGCGGCAAACGCATCGTCGGTCATGCCGGCGCTCTTGCCGACCGTGCCGAATGTGTCGTTGAGCGTCTGCGCGTCTGCGTCAAGGAGCTGGAACGCCGCGCCTGCGGCCTCGGATGAACCGAGCAAGCGGCCAAGCTGCTCGCGGTTTCCGCCGAGGCCCTTGTCAAGGGTCTGCAGGGCCGCGACCAGGCCGTCCTTGGCGATGATGTCGCGCACGTCGCCGGCGCTTGTGCCCATCTCGGAGAGGATCTTCTTCCCCTCCTCGGTCGGCACCACGAACGCACGCATGAGCGCGGTGATCTGCGTGATGGACTCGGCCGCGTTCCCGTTGGTGCGGGTGAGCAGGGCGACCGCGCCACCCACCTGCTCAAGGGATGCGCCCGCCTGCTTGGCGAAGGGCAGCACCCGGCCCAAGGCTGCGGCGAGCTGCGAGGTCTCAAAGTTACCGGCGCGGGCAGTGGCGACGATGATGTCGGTGGCCTTGCCGGCGTCCAGCACCGACGAGCCGTATGCGTTCATCGCTCCCGCGACCGACCGGGCGATGTCGTTGGTCTGGCCGAGGCCCGCAGTGGACGCCTTGCCTGCGGCGTTGAGCGCGTCCATGGCGTCCTTGCCGCGAAGGCCCGCCGAGGTGATGACGAACAGGCCGTCAGCGAGCTCGGCGGCGCTCTTGCCGGTGCCCTTGGACAGATCCAGCACGCCCTTGCGCATCTGAGCGACCTGACCACGGGCGATACCGACCAGGCCGGTGATCTTGCTCATGGACCGCTCAAAGTCCGATGCGGCCTTGAACGCGGCAATGCCGACGCCCACGATGGGCAGCGTCAGGCCGAGCGTCATCTTGCGGCCCACGCTGCTCATGCGCGCGCCGAGCGCCTGGAACTTCGCGCCGGTCCTGGCGGCGCTCTTGTCGGCGGCGCCGGCGAAGCCCTCAACCTGAGCGGAGGCTTGCTTCAGCCCGCGCTGCAGGCCGCTGATCTTGGCGCCGATCTCGACGTATGCCGCTGCGACCTGTGTGGCCATCTACTTGCGCGCCCTTTCCGCAGCCTTCATCGCCCGCTCACGCTCCTTGGCCTCGTACTTGTAGAAGGCGATCCACTGCGTCATCTCGCGGCGTGTCATGCGTGTGTCGAGGTCGGCCACGGTCATGCCAAGGTCACGCGCCAGGCGAAAGCGCCACGTCGTCTCCGGCCGCTTCAGGAAACATGGCCTCAGCGTCCTCAAGGGCGCCGAGCCCGATCCCCGACAGCGTCATGACCTTCTCGAGCACGCGGTTGACCGCGCGCATGGACTGACCGCGAACCCACTCATACGCATCGTCGCCAAGGTCTGGCTCAACGATGCCTGCGATGACCAGGTACGCCTGCAGCTTTGACTCATCCAGCACACCGCGTGCGTCGGTCGCCTTCTCCTGCACATGCTGGTAGGTGCCCATCGACAGCTCGCGCACCTTGACGCGCGCGCCCCACTCGGGCACATCGACGTACTCCTCGCGCAGGGTCTGCTTGCCGAGCAGATCCTCGGCGCTTGGCACGGGAAGGGTGGCCCCGGCACCCTTCTTTCCCCCGGTGGCGGCCATCGCTAGACCGTGCCCCGCGTGACCGCGCCGCTGTTCTGGAACTCCGCCGAGAAGCCGATGGCGTCCCCGACCTCGCTGTTGACCTCATACGAGGTCAGGATCGCGCTGCCGGAGTAGTAGGGGAGACCCGAGGCAGAGCCAGCCGGGAACACCTTCCACGCACGCGGCGTGCCACCGGCCAGCCCGGAGAGGTAACCGTCAACGGTCCCGTCCCACTTGCCCTCGATGGAGATGGTGCGGTCGCGCAGCCCGGTGACGTACACCTTGTCGTCGTCGCCCAGCGTGGTGACCTCAGCGGTCTCCACCTCGACCGGGATGCCGACGCTGGTGGCGTAGCTGGTCAGGTTGCGCTCGGTGTCGCCGGAGTCCGAGATGTAGACCTCGGCGTCCTTGCCGTGGAAAAACGTGGGCACTTAGCCCTCCTTGCTTTCGTGCCCGGCGTCTGCGGGCGTGGTCGAATGGATGCGGCGCCGGTTGTTCCGGCAGGCGCGGCACTCGCGCCCACGGCCATCGGGCCGCATGTAGGTGTTGTCGTCGGTGAACGGGTGGCCGCGACGGCAGCAGTCGGTGACCTCGCCATCGTCGGCGTCGGTCAGCCACTGCCAGATGCGCCGCAGCAGGCCCATCTACGCCCTCCCGAACCCTGCGACGAACGTGGCCGTGCCCGCGGTCGCGGTGTAGACCAGGCGCGTGTAGCGGTTGACGGTGCCGGTGACGGTCACCCGCTCTGCGCCGGCAGCCGTGAGGTCCGTGAAGCTCACGAGGTCCGCGTAGCTCACGTTGTCCGATGAGTGCTGCACCTTGACCGCCACCGTGCCGCTCACGGCCGTGGCGTGGATGTATCCGTGCCCGCCGTTCGCGCTTGAGGCGCTGCCATCCACCACCGTTGCGGTGCCAGAGGTCGTGACCTCAGCCTTCGCGTGGTGGCTGACGACAGGCTCGGTGCCCACCGACGACTGGCCCTCAAGGCTCACCATCACCACATCGCCCACCTCAGCGGTGCGCTCTGCAGAGGTGATGTCCAGCGAGTAGCCGCGGCCCGGCTGTCCCACGGTGTCGCCTGCGGGGTAGACCGACCACACGCTCTTGATGCCAGAGCCGGTGATGGTGTTGATGTTTCCGTCGAAGGTCTCATCGAACAGGCCCTCAGCCGACAGCGTCGCGTCGCCCACGCCGGTGACGTAGGTCTTGTCGTCGTCGTTGAAGGTGGTGCTCTCGGCGGTCTCGACCTCGGCGCTGTTGGTCAGCGACCGCAGGTACCCGGTCAGGTCATTGCCGTCCTGGTAGACCACGGCGTTCTTGCCGTGGGTGAAGGTCGGGCTCACTTGTCACCGTCCTCGGTGGTCTCGGGCTTCGGCGTCGGGGCAGGGGAGCCCACGGGCTCGATCAGCCCCTGCTTCTTCAGCCACTTGATGCTGCGCTCGGGGAGGTCGGCAACGACGTCGCCGGCCTCGGCACGCTTGCCGGGCGGGTAGTCCACTCCCACGAGCACGCGGTACTTGTCGCTCATGCGCGTACCTCCAGCTCGTAACGGCCTCCGGCCTGCCGGTAGACCACGCCGTTTTCTTATTCGGATAGATCCGGCAACTGCGCGATGCGCCTGCAGGCCATCGCGGTCCCGCCCCCGACGACGAGGTCGTACTCGTCGAGCAGCGCATCAACCCGGTCTGCGATGCGCTTGGCTGCAAGGTGCGAGGAGCCCTCGCACCAGCCCTTGATGAGCCACCGCTCGCGGACGGTGGCCCGTGCCCCGAACACGCGGGTGTCGTCCCCGTCAGCGAGCTGCATGGTGACGTAGGGAGCCTGTGCCTGCGACGGCGCCACGCCGTAGTAGATGGCCACCGACCCGCCCGTGAGCGTGGTGAGCGTCGCGTCGCCTGACAGGCGCGAGTAGATGGCAGACCCCGCAGCGGCGCTCATGCGATCACCTTGAGCGCCTGTATCAGGGCCGCGCTGGTCTGGTTGAGCGCGGGCGCGAGGTACGGCTGCTGATCGACGTACCGGGTGCCGAGCTCAACGTAGATCGCGTACTCGGCATGCGCGGTCACGCGCCAGGTCAGGTCTCGCTCCTTGGCGGCGCTGATGCTGTTCATGAGCGCCCCGGTGTCCACCGGCGCAAGGCCCTTGGCCGCGGTCTCGGTGTCAAACGCGGTCTTGGCGAGCGCGGCCTCGACCAGCGGCTTGGCTGCTGCGGCCATCTGCGGGAGTCGGTTGTAGGCCACCGGCATCAGGTCACC